ATATAGTGACCTATTTGAGATTGATCAGGTGAAAACCATAAACTATCTTTTAATAACATAGTATTTTGAGCACTTGGATGTACTGGTGTTAATTGACCTCCTAATAAACAAGTAAATTCTGAATTTAAAAAGTCTGTATGACCACTCCATCCTGATGTTATAATAGGTTTTTTAGCTAAACTAAACTCAAGTAATGGTCTTCCAAAACCTTCACCTTTAGTTAAATTAACCATTGCTTTTACTTTTGGATGATTATACAGTGTGTTCATTTCCTCATCTGTAAATTCACCATGTAATAAATAAATATTAGGTAATGTAGTTGCTTTAACTGTTTTGCGAATCATTTTTACTCGTTTAGCTAATTCTTCTCTATCAACATATGATGAACTCATAGCTGATGCTTTTAAAATTAAAGCAGGTGCTTTAGTTTTATTTTTAAATAATTCATAAAACGCTTTAACTAATAGACCTACATTTTTTCTATCTTCACCTATATCACCTTGCATCCAATGACCTACAAATAAGTAAGCAAATGATTCAGGAATATCATTTATATCTTTTAAAAATGATTGTTTAGTATCTATTTTATCTAATACTTTATAAATGTCAATATTAGCTCCTTCAAATAATACTTCAACTGGTTTATTTAATTGTATTATTCCTTCTTTTTGTTGTGTTTGAGGATTTACTTTTTCATATTTAGTATCTTCAAATACTTTTTTAGCATGGTTAGATGATACTAAAGTTAAATCCATTCTATTAACACCTTCTAAAAAGTCATGAGAACATACTGTTGTCTCAATTCCTGCTGTTACTCCAATATTATATTTTCCTACTGGTTGGAATTCATTTGGAACTGATATTTGCATCCAAATTTCAGGTTGTTTAGGTAATTGAGGAGATGATAATGTATATTCTTTTAAAAATGCCCATTCAGGATTTTCATCCATAAATCCCCAAGGTGTTTCTCCCCAACGTTGAGGCATTAATTTTACTTCGTATTTATCTAATTTAATAATAGCTTTAATTAAATCACGAGCTCTAGCTCCGTATCCTGAATATGTGTCAAATGGTGATGATATAATAAATAATGGTTTACTCATAACAATTAATATAATAATTTGTGGTTTATAACTCTGTCTTTTACTTCATTTAAATTAATGAACTCATATTTTTCTCTTGGTTTCCAAGTAGCAAATAATTCATCTAGTGTTTCAATAATATTTTCACCCATTTTTTCAGATGTAAATCCTGCTTCACTACCTAATGCCCATTCTCTACCTAACATACCTCTACGTTTTCTTTCTTCTTTCCCTAATGAGTAAACATTCATTAATTGTTCTGCAGCGTCTTCTGATGTGCATCTATCATCCCAAATATAAGGAGTTAAAGGTGAACCTACTAATGATCTATTTGTTGGAAATACTGGAAATGCCCATTCACCACATTCTTTAATTGTACCATTATGGTTTGAAGGAAAATCAGCGTCTAATTCCATCCATTTACCATCTTTAACAAAACGCATTTGATCTTGCATTCCGCCTGTTACGTTAGCGATAATTGGATTTCCTACTAATAATGCTTCAGTTAAACTTAATCCCCATCCTTCATTTGATGTTAATTGAATTTGAACATCTGTTATATTATATAACCAATTAATTTGATTAGTACCTAAACGATTTTGAGAAAATATAACATTATATTTATCTTCATTTAGTAATAATTCTCTAACTGCTTCTAAATCAGTTCCATTATCATCTACTACTTGAGTATGTAATAAGAAAGCACATTTTTTAGCTTTTTCTTCTGGTAGTTGGTCTATAAAATATTTATAGGCTAACATTGTATCTGGAATTTGTTTTCTACGAATGTTCCTAGAGTTAAAGAAAACTACAAATTCATAATCTTTATCTCCAAATATTTGTTTTTTAAATTCAATCATATCCTTATATTGAGTATGATTTTCATCAATTGGGAACATCATTTTATGATTTAAACCATGAGGAACATATTTAATGATCTTATCTTTTGCTTTATCACCTAATACTAATTTATTAATATTAACTGTTTGTTTTGAAATACCTAATAATGCATCACAAGCTTCATAAAATGCTTTATTATAAAGTGGTGCTGGGTAATCATCCCAAATATTTAAATAAATAATAGGCAATTTTTTACGTAACTCAGCTTCCATTTGGAATAACCAAATAAAATATCTTGGGTCAGTGATAATAAAAATAGCGTCTGGTTTTTCAATTTGAATTAAAGATCTTAATAATGTTGGATCTCCATATCCATTTACTGGATATAAGACTACATTTGAATCATTTAAACCTGTATTTACATTTGTATCTTGAGATAAATCAAAACGTTTACCTGCTTCTGGATGTTGAATTGCTCCACCAATGTTTACCCAATTAAAATGTTGTGCTGTGTGTAAAACTACTTCTCGAGCGACAGTAGCAATTCCTGAATGGACTCTAATATCATCACATATTAGGAGAATTTTCTTCCTCTTCTCAGGAGGTAAATAAGCGAAACTTGAATTCATATAACTGTTTTAATTTATTATAATAACTATTTTTTACTTTTCCAAATTTAAGGCTGTATGACCGTGAATCATTTTACGAAATTCTTCATTTGTTAGATATAAATGAATTGCTCGGTCAGCTAGTTTTTGGAATGAGAATTTACGTTTAACACATTCTACTCTAAAATCCTCAAATAAATCACTTTGTATTTTAACACTCGTGAGTGTCATGTCTTTTTTTTCCATAATGTTGTATATATTGATATTTTATTATAAATATATACTTAGTTTAAGAGAGTGCAAAAGCACATAAATTATTTGATGAGTATGGGCAATACTTACAGTTAAACGCGCTTGGATTAGGGGTGTGAGATACTTCTTTATAAGAACCATCTGTGTTAAAACAACTAGTTATAAAATCATTCATAGCATCTAATGCTTTATTTACTTTAACTTTACCACTTGCTGGTTTAAATTCTTGAATGTAACGTTGAACATACTCAGCGTTCTCATATATTTTGCGTTTCAATATAACAAAATTAATATCAATTGAATCTACAGGAACATTAAATTGTTCAGCAAAAAATTGTTTATAAAGTATTAATTGGAATTGTTTATCTTCATCCTTTTTAGCTGCGTCATTCCATCCTCTAGTAGACGTTTTAAAGTCGATTATAGTGAATGTATTTGTTGGTTCGTGATATAATACAAGGTCTAAATACCCTTTATATAACACGGTTTTATACAGTTTATTTGGATTTAATACGATGGGTACTTCACAACCTACTAAGAACCAACCACGTTTACTGAAATATTTTTTCTTGTTCTTCTTTAAGTAAGATAATATATTTAATCCATCTTCATAAAATTCTCTTAACTCTTCAGGACTACTGAAGTGTGTCTTAGTATTTTTCTTATACTCGGCTGCGTATAAGTCTCTTAATTTAGTTTCAAATATATCTACTAAATCTAAAGCATCTGCTGCTGTATCAGTTTCATCATACATTACTGTAAGATATTGTTGTACAGTTTCATGCATTGCGGTTCCAAATATAAAATGAATTGAAGGTTGATATAAGTAATTACCTTCTTTATATTGTAATTGCCATTTATGATTACAAGACCTAAACATAGACATCTGACTATACGATATAGTTTTTTCAAATCTATAATCAGTATCTCTAGGTTTATACTTCCTAATTTCTTTAATTATTTTAGGTAATTTCTTAGCCATTATTTCTTCCAAAGACCACGTTCTACTAACTGAGCTATAATTCCATAGTTAGTAATATCCTGATATGTATCAATTAAAGGTTCATTATTTACTTTACGTTTACTGATAATCATATTTTTCCAGCGATTAACTTTATCATTTAGTCTATACCATAAACCAGTTAATGCAAATTCTATTTCATCAGTATTTGATAATTGAGTACCAGCTGAAATATTTGACATACCATAGTCTAAATGTTTTTTAGCAAATAATTCATATTGTTCTAAAATTATTTGTTCATAACCTTTAGCAATAGTAGGATATTCTTTTTGTAATATTTGAATTGCTTCTGGCATTTTAGGGTATTCAAATGTTTTAGTGTTAATTTGAGCTGCTTCTTTAGAGTGATCTTTTACTTTAGCATTGTAAGGTACTACTGGTTCTGACATTTCTTTATAAAAATTAATTTCTTTATTATTATATTTTTTAATTGGACCGGACATTATTTTATTTCTTTAATTAATGCTTTTTTTAATTTTTCATCTAAACCTAACTCATTGAATATATTTTCTATTTCCTGTTTAGGTAATATTTTAATATATTCACTAGCTTCCTTTTTTGAACACTCAAAATAAAAAGCTATATGAGTTAATAGGTCAGGTGAATAAGACTTAATGGTGGATTTTATATACTTACTATATAATGGTTTAGTAGGTAAAATATTTAAGTAAACATTATATATTTGTTTCTTTTCAGCTGGAGGTAGTTTTTGGACTAAGTTTGTTAGTTCAATATACTTCTCATCCATACTTAATACTTTATGAGCCATATATGAGTTGAAATCATTTTTTTCATTCTCAGTATATGAATCCCACTTTGTTTTATTTATAGTAAGATTTTTTATAAAATCCCAAGGTGTCATTAGTCTTGTGTTTCGTTTAATTCAGCGTATTCTGCTCTTAATTCTTTAGGTAAGAAATCAGACATAATTTTTCCTGTCTTAATATCAAAAAAACATGGGATTGGAATAACACCATCTTCTGCTTGTCCTGTAATGAAACGAGATACTTTTCTTAAAATTACTCCTTCTTGGAATACTGAATTACCATCAGGTGAGGTAATTGGGGTAGTTGTTGTCAAGTCAATTTGTGCTTGAGGTACTTGCTGTTTATTCATTGTTTTCTTTTTTATGTCTTAACCAATCTATATAAAATCCTATTGCTACTATAATATTCATTCCAAATGAAGCTATTATCTCGTATATGTCT